GTCATGTGCAGGTTGGTACATTCAATATCACCATTGAGAACCCGAAAGGATCCGTTCGTAGTGGAATAGACACAGAGGGCAACAAATGGGAAACGACCATGCAGAACACCTATGGCTATATTCGTGGCACGGAAGGTGTAGACGGCGACCATATAGACGTGTTCCTCTCTGATGATATTGACGGGTGGAATGGTCGCAAGGTGTTTGTGGTTGACCAATATAACGAGGACGGCACGTTTGACGAACACAAGGTTATGCTGGGCTTCAATGAGGCTGACGATGCTGAAGCAGCTTACTTTGCTAATTATGACAGAAATTGGGCGAAGAAGCACAAGACAATGCTGACGGGCGTTAACTTAGAGGAGTTCAAGAAGTGGATAGAGAGCAGCCATCGCAAGACCAAGGCTTTTTCGGAATACAAGTCTGTAAAGACGATCGAGGGGCAGAGTTCCGGCACACAAGGCAACAGACTTTCAGAAGTCAAGTCCCGTATTGAAGAATTGCACAAGGAACAAGAAGCAGCGCACAACCGTAGCGACATTTTTGAGGAGGCTCGCATTATTTCTGAAATTAACGACCTCTTTACCGAACAACGCAAGTTGGAACAAGACGTTTCCAGTGAAGAAGCGACTGCACCGACTGATGCTCCGTACACCATTACTCCGGTGCAGTACATCACCAAGCGAGGTAAGGTGTTAGATATGCAACTTGTTGAGTTCCAATCGGAATTGCGCAAGGAAGTTCAAAAGCATGTAAGTATGTTCGCCAAAGAAATGAAAGGTTGGTGGGACAGGGAAAAACACGGCTTTATGATGCGTAGCGAAGAGGATGCCAAGCGATTAGTAGAATACGCAGTAGATGCACAAGGACAACCTCCCATATCAATGTTGGATATACAGGCTGTAAATGATGGTGATGTGCTGTTTACTAAACCCAAAGCACCAGCAAAGGATGAAAAACAGGATTACACCCCTGTATGGCAATACTCTGTTTCTGTTGATAAGGAAACCGGATATACGACTTTGACTCGCGATGATGTGAGCGGTCCCATACCTATTGGTGATGCAGGTTTTCGTCAGACAACCAACAGCCCGGAGGAAATGTTAGGCATTCTTCGCAATCCGCAGAATGGCATGCAAGAAGTTTTGGATGCAGTTGGTGTTCCGCTTGAAAATAAAATTAAGACCCGAGAACTTGATCGCAAGGCAAAGGATGAAATTCATGACAAAAGGACAGATTTCGTTGTTGATAAGGAAATGGATAACAGATATTCTGTTCGTACTTTGATGAAGATGATTGACGCGGAAAAGCAGGCTGTGATGGATTTAGGAGAGAAGCGTGGTGGAGACGTTTATCATGAAGGAAATATTATTTTTCTGACCAAAGATAGTGCAGACAAGTTTGCTAATGAAGCTCGAACTCTTATCAGCGATATGAGGAGTAAGCAGCAACAAGGCAATTCACAGAAAAAGACTGAAGCGAGTGGTAACCGTCTTGTTACTGATGAGCGTTATGCGGAACTTCGTGAGCGTATGCGTAAGAAGTTACTCGGTCAAATGAATATTGGTATTGACCCTGAAATACTTGCCATTGGCACAGAAATGGCTGTTTACCATTTAGAGAAAGGCTCACGGAAGTTTGCAGAATATGCAAAGGCTATGATTGTAGACTTGGGTGATTCCATACGTCCGTACCTTAAAGCATTTTACAATGGTGCGCGAGATTTGCCTGAGGTGTCAGAAAACGGATTGAATACTGACATGACCTCTTACGATGAGGTGCAGAAGTTCGACGTGGCCAACTTTGACAAGTCCGGCATTGATGCACTCGCCACCGCTGAAACTGTAACGAAAGAGGCGGAAGTGGCGGGGGAGGTTGAAGTTGCACTGGAACGTATAAAGAAAACTCGTTCAACGCGCAAGAAGAGTGAGAAAAAAACTGTAAATTTACAGCAGTCAAACGAGCTTGGTTTGTTTGGCAGTTTGTTTGATAATAACGAAACCAACAACGAAGATGGACGAATACACCAAGAAAGTACTAAGATTACAGGGACACAGCGAGAAGTCAATAGCGAAAATGGAGCTGGAGGAACGGATAGACGCAGCATGCTACCGCCACAAAGCGGAAACGCTAGAAGCACCGTACACATGGAGCGAGGAAGAGTGGACGGAGATTTACAAAGAGGCAGGGATGACGGACGAGGAAATCGTAGAGTACAGGAAGGAACAGGCGAAATACAACGGGGGCGAGGAACACGACTTTCCGATGATGCCATAGATGAACCGAAAAATACTCGCAATAATCATTCAGACCGGGGGACGAACTATGCTCCAACTTCGGTAGATGCACGCATAGAGGCCAATATTAAAGCTATAGAGTTGGCACAGCAACTTATTGAGAGTGGAGAGCTTGCTACTCCTAAACAAATGGCAGTACTTCGCAAGTTTAGCGGTTGGGGTGGTTTAGGTAAAGTATTTAGTGATAATACATATTCGACACGTCTACAGCAGTTGATGGGCACAGAAGCCTATCAAGAAGCTGTAATGAGTGCTAATAGTGCGTATTATACCCCTGCTTATGTTGTAGATACTCTTTGGGATATTGTTACACAAATGGGTTTCAAGGGTGGTTACATTCTTGAAGGTTCTGCAGGTATCGGAAACATTTTGGGGCAGATGCCTACAAATATCAGCGAGCACAGCGACATCCATGCTATTGAGATTGACGGGACTTCGGGTGGTATTCTCTCACTCCTTTATCCTGATGCCAAAGTAGAGATACAGGGTTTTGAGCAGACACGTATTCCTAATGGAAGTGTGGACTTGGCTATTACTAATGTTCCGTTCGTTACCGGACTCCGTGTGAATGACACCACGGGCGACAAAGACCTGTCGAAGAAATTCCACAACATACACGATTTCTGTATAGCAAAGAATGTGCGCAAACTGCGTGAGGGCGGTTTGGGTATCTTCATCACGTCCAATGGTACGCTTGACAACAGTAAGAAACTCCGTGACTGGATTGTGGGCGAGGGAGGCGCAGACTTCGTGGGTGCTTTCCGCATGCACAACAAGACTTTCGGCGGCACCGGAGTAACCTCTGACATCGTTGTTATCCGCAAGCGTGTGAACGGGCAGAAGTCTGTCCATGCCATTGATGTAAGTGATGTGAGCGGAGAGCGCATGGCAGAGTACGATACCGGGGAAACACGCAAGGTTAAAGGCAAGGAGATACCAGTCATTAAGCAGCTTTCAATGGACTACAACCGCTATTTCATTGAACACCCCGAAAACATGGCAGGTGAAATGCACTTTGCATTTGAGAAAGGCGATACTTTCCGCCCGACCAGCAAAGGCTTATATCCTAAACAGAATAAGAAACAGGAAGAAATGTTGGCTGAATTTGTCCGCTCATTCCGTGCAGAGGAATTTGGTGAGCGCAATACCGAGCTTGCCACCGATGTAATGCCCGGCAAGAAGATTGGCGAAGTGTTTGTCAAAGACGGAAAACTATACATCAACTCAACTGCAAGCGCACAACCTCTCGAAGTGAATGCCAACAAGGTAAAGGGGCATACGAAAGTGGAATGCTTTGAGGCATACACCGCTATCAAGGAAGCTCTTGCGGAAGTCCTTTCCTATCAGACTGCGAATGAAAGCGATGAGGGACTTAAACCGTTGCTTGACAAACTCAACAAAGTATACGATGATTTTGTCGGCACATACGGACACTTCAACAAGAACACCGCCATTGCGTTTCTCCGAAATGATGTGGACTATGCCAATGTATACGCTCTTGAAAAGTTTGAAGAAACGGCAGATGAAAAAGGAAACCAGATACAGAAATTTGACAAGACCGATGTATTCAGCAAACGTGTTGTTGAAAAAGAGAAAGAACCCACTCCTACCAATGTCAAGGACGGTATCATTGCAAGTATCTTTAAATTCGGTCGTGTAGATATACCGTACATCGCCGAACAACTTGGCACAGGTATCGAGGATGTGAAGAAAGAAATCATCGAGAGCGGTTACGGTTTCGAGAACCCTGTAACCCGACAGATGGAAGCATCGTATCACTACTTGAGCGGAAATATTCGTGAAAAACTGCGTCAAGCAGAGGTAAATAACGAGAATGGGGAATTTGACCGCAACATCAAGGCATTGCAGGAGGTCATGCCTATGGAAATCCCCGCACATTTGATTGACTTTACCCTCGGAAGTTCTTGGATTGACCCGAAACTGTATGAGGATTTTGTAAAGGAACGCACGGAGGTTGACGTACGGTTTACAGCTGTGGGCGGTACTTGGTTTATGAAAGAACCATACTTCACTGATTATGAGAAGAACCGTGCAATGGGGGTAACCAGCGAAATGCTTAACCGTACCATTATGGGGCATACTCTCATTGAAGCTGCCATTCAGAACAGAAGCATCACCGTTTCCACCACCAAGAAACACTATGACGGCACTACCGAAACCATTACCGACAAGGAAGCGACACAGGCTTGTGCCGCCAAAATTGATGAAATCCGTCAAGATTTCAAGGATTGGGCAAGGCAGAAGATGCAGAGCGACCCGGAAATGTCGGCATTGATTGAGCGTATCTATAATGACACGTTCAATAACTTTGTGCCTATGAGCATACCAGATGAGTTTGTACCGGAGTATTTCGGAGGTGCCTCGCACAAGTTTAAGATGCGTCCGCATCAAGGCAGAGCCATTATAAGAGGCACACAACAGCCTTTGTTGCTTGCCCATGAGGTTGGAACAGGGAAAACCTTTACTCTAATTTCTACAGCAATGGAAATGCGCCGTTTGGGTACTGCACGCAAACCCATGATTGTAGTGCAGAATGCTACTGTTGGACAATTCGTTGCAAGTGCAAAGGAACTGTACCCCAACGCCAAGATACTGACACTTGAAGAAGCAGACCGCAGTGCAGAGGGCAGAAAGAACTTTTATGCCAAGATACGCTACAACGATTGGGATATGATTGTCATTCCGCAGTCTACCTTTGAATTTATCCCCGACAGCGAGGAAAGGGAAATGACTTTCGTACAGGACAAGATTGAGGAGAAGATGCTCATTCTTGAAAAGATGAAAGAAGAAGACCCGGACGGAAAAAATATGATTACCCGACAGGCTGAACGGGAAATCGAATTATTGGAGGAGCAGCTTGCTGGACTTGCAGACAATGCTTCAAAGAAACGTACCGCCAATGATGAAAAGAAACGTGCTGTAGCTTTGCAGAACGCAGAGGTTAAAGCTATGGAAATGCTTGACCGCCGAACTGACGATGTGGAGAACTTTGACGATATGGGCATTGATGCTTTACTTGTAGATGAAGCGCACGAGTATAAGCACCTCGGATTTGCCACTGCCATGCAGCGTGGAGTTAAAGGTGTGGATCCGTCATACAGCAAGAAGTCACAAGGCGTGTTCCTGAAGACACAGGCTATCTTGGAAAAAAACAACGGACGGAACGTAATCTTCGCAACCGGTACACCCATCAGCAACACCGCCGCAGAGATTTGGACGTTCATGCGCTATCTCATGCCCGCTGATACGATGAAAGAGTACGGTATCTATTACTTTGATGACTTTGTGCGCAACTTTGGTAACATTCAGCAGATGCTGGAGTTCACCACAAGTGGAAAGTTCAAAGAGAACAACCGCTTTGCTGGGTATGTCAATTTGCCTGAACTGGTGCGTATATGGTCGGGAGTGTCCGATACCGTCCTAACCAAAGAAGCCGGCGGCGTAAAGGACAAAATACCCGAAATGGAGGGAGGAAAGGCACAAGACCTTTATCTGCCACAGACACGCGCATTACGTAGCATCATGAAGTTCGTAAAGAACGAACTTGAACATTATGAACAGATGAGCGGAAAGGAGAAGAAAGAGAACAGCCACATCCCGCTCACGATGTACGGTATTGCCAAAGCCGCTGCCGTGGATGCCCGATTGGTCCAATCTGATGCCGAAGATGATGTAAACAGTAAGACTCATGAAGCCGTTCGACAGACATTGCGCTCACTGAAAGAAACAGCCGATTACAAAGGTACGGTTGCCATTTTTGCCGACAATTACCAAAACAAACAGAGTGGCTTCAACCTTTATGATGACATCAGGGATAAGCTGATTACAGAGGGGGTTCCTGCAGATGAGATTGTGATAATGAGGTCGGGAATGACTGTCAAGAAAAAACTTGAAATCTTTGAAAAGGTAAACCGTGGCGAGGTGCGTGTGATTCTCGGTTCGACCTTTACACTCGGTACAGGCGTGAACATTCAGGAACGCTTGCACACGCTGATACATTTGGATGCGCCTAACCGTCCAATGGACTATACCCAACGTAACGGACGTATTTTGCGACAGGGAAATCTGCACAAGGATATGAATAAACCTGTACGTATCTTGCGTTTCGGTGTAGAGGATAGTCTGGACGTAACCGCCTACCAACGCCTGAAAACAAAGGGGGCCATTGCCGATAGTATTATGAATGGCAAGCAGATGATGTCGAACAGTATGACCAACCGTGTGCTTGAGGAGGAAGAAGATGTGTTTGGAGATACTATAGCACAACTCTCCGGCAGTGAGTATGCTATGCTGAAAAACAATGCGGAAAAGAATGTACGCAAGTATGCAAGCCGTAAAAAGCAATGGGAAACAGACCAAGCCTACATCCATAATGCCAAGCCAAGGTTAAAAGCCTTTATCAAAGATGCTGAAAAGCGCATTGAGGATAACAGCCGATCCTTGGAGGCTGTACGGGTATCATTCCCCGATGAACAATTCAAAGAGATTATAATCGGCAAACATCGCTTTACCTCTGTTGATACAATGGATGATTTCTTCAAGGAACACAACAAGACTGTTCTTGCTGAAATGAAGCAGATGAAAGACGGTGATATTTCAGGGGAACAAAAGCGAGAACTGACTATACAGATAGGCAATTTCCCATTCATTGTATCAACTAAATTGACAAGACAGACCATGCGTGATGGTACAACTTTGTTCAATGACGTTGAGAGAAAAATGACTTATTCATGTACAGAACTTGGTATCGAGGATGTTCCTGTACGTCAAAATCTGCTCCGTAATGCCATTGAGGATATTACCGGCAATGTGATTACAGGAAAAAACTTTACCGAAAGATTGGAAGCCGCTGAGCGAAGCAAGAAACACAATGAGGCCGAATTGAAAGAACTCCTGTCAAGAGAGGGAAAACCTTTTGAGTATGAAGAAGAATTGGCACAAGCGAAATCGCAGTTGGAAGAATATTCCGAGCTGATGAAGAAGGAGATGGCAGAGAAAGAAGCCAAGTATGCAGAAATGGATGAGACAGTAGAGGTTGCTTCTGATATTTTCACTTCTGAAGATGAAGATGAACTATTGCGTGACAGCGATACGCTTTATCGCATCCGTCAAAGTGCTGCACCGAAGAAAACAGGCATAGGGTATAAGGTATTCGTCTTGAAAAATGGAGAACTCTATCCTCCTATGGTTGCTAATCCTGACGGGGCTGCAACGCCCGTGGGTGTATGGCTCGATGCTGATGCTGCTCCTATTGCTGGACAGAGCAAGACGGGACGCAATCAAGTAAAAGCAGGTGGTAAAGGCACGCAGGGCGGAAGTGGAAAACTTGCTTATCGTCCAGGGTGGCATTTGGGCGAGATTCCATACGCATTACAATTCAATCGTATTGACGAGAACGGTAATAAGGAGTTGTTCCCTGCTAATTTTGTATGGGCAGAAGTTGAATATGCTAATGATGTGGACTATCAGGAAGAAGCAATGAGTTATGGTATCAATCCAAGCGGCAAGTTCCAACATTCATTGGCAGGATTGCCACGTGTTCCCGAAAACGGTGCATACCGCTACCGTACCAATCCTAACCCCGAAACTGATCCGTGGATTATAACAGGTGCTATGCGCGTGAAGCGACTGTTAACACCGTCGGAGGTTGATATAATAGTAGAGAAAGCAGGACGAGAACCACAGCACAGACAAGAAGGTGCGGTAACTGATATTCAAATCAATGCCCTTAATGCAGAGATTGAACGTACCAACAACATTAGCCCCCAAGTACTTCGTAAGCAAATGACAGAACGTGTGAAAGAACTGGCAGCATTACTGCATCTTGACAATGTAGAGGTGGTCACGAATGTGAGCGGATTAAAAGGCAAGACTAAAAGTGCACGTGGCTTTTACACTAAGAGTACGGGAAAGATCAGCGTTGTGATACCAAACAATACAAACCTTGCTGACGTGGAACAAACTTTGTTGCATGAAGCAGTCGCTCACTATGGACTACGCAAGATGTTCGGTACTCACTTTGACACTTTCCTCGACAATATATTCAACAATGCCGATGAAAACGTACGCCGAAAAATTGTAGAACTTGCAACAAAGAATGGTTGGGATTTCCGCAAGGCTACCGAAGAATACCTTGCCGGACTTGCCGAACACATTAATTTCGAGGAAGCACGTAAAAACGGTTGGTGGCAGAGGATAAAACAATTCTTCTTTGAAATGCTCGACAAATTGGGCTTTTCCGATTTTAGAGGGGTTACTCTGACGGATAATGAACTCCGTTATATCCTTTGGCGTAGTTATGAAAATCTGAAAGAAGGTAAGCACAGCAACCTGTTCGGAGAAGCTGCCGACATTGCTATGCAGCACAAGTTGAGGGTTGGCGAATTTGCCGACACCTCAACCGATGATGTACTGAACCGAGACGGTGATCCCGAAATACACGAGCGTACTTTGGCACGAGCAAAATATGAACAACGTGTGAAGAGTGGAATGTATCAGTCACAGGAAGCCTTGCAGGATAGTATGCTTGGTCTGAAAGAAGCAATGACCGCAATCCTCGGCAAGAATACCCGAATGGAAGATGTTGATGGATTTGAAAATGCTTACTTAGGTGAGAACCGCTTATCAAGTGTGAACAAAGCCGAAGCCGATGCCTTTGCGCACCTATTGTTCAAGCCAATGCTTGAAGAGGTAGCCAAACTTGCGCATAATACAGCAGAGCGCGAGGAACTGACCGATTATATGATGGCTAAACACGGTCTTGAACGCAATAGAGTAATGGCGGAGCGTGATGCACAAAAGGACTTCGCGGAATATCAGAAGCAGCATCCGAAGAGTACAAAGACCTTGCAAGACTTTATCGACGAGTGCCGCAAGCGTGATTATGCAGGTCTTACCGCTCTCGCAGGTATGGAAGAGATCGCAGATGCAGAAGCCGAAGCACAGGTTATGGTAGATGAGTACGAAAACGCACACGACACCACCGCATTGTGGAGCAAGGTTAATGCCGTCAGCAAGGCAGTCCTTTCCAAGTCCTACGAATGCGGAATGATGAGCAAGGAAACCTACGACAGTGTAAGAGATATGTATGAGTTTTATATCCCTTTGCGTGGATTTGATGAAAAAACGAGTTCTGAAGCATACGCTTACCTTACACATAAGCAGAGTCTGTTCAATGCACCTATCAAGAAAGCAGAGGGAAGACGCTCTAAAGCAGACGATCCATTTGCCAACCTACAATCCATGGCCGAGAGTGCCATTATGCAGGGAAACCGCAACAAACTCGTGAAGCAGAAGTTCTTGAACTTTGCCCTCAACCATCCGAGCGACCTTGTTAGTGTGAGTGATTTGTGGTTGCAGTATGATGCGGTTGCTGATGAATGGAAGCCGATATTCCCCGACAATATTGACATCAACGATAGTCCCGAAGAGGTAGAGCGAAAGATGAACGAATTTGAGGATAAGATGAAGCAGCTTGCTGAATCTGCCCCCGATAATTACAAGCACGGCAAGGATGCGATAAACATTCCGTACCGTGTGGTAGAGAACCGTAATTTGCGACAGCATCAAGTGGTGGTGAAGCGAAACGGCAGAGACTATGTGATTACCATCAACGGTAATCCGAGAGCTGCACAAGCATTGAACGGACAGACGAACCCGGATAATGATATCAGCGGAAGTATCGGTCAGCTTGTACATCTCATTGGAGATGTGAATAGAACACTGTCCTCATTGTACACCACATTACAGCCGGACTTTATTGCAAGTAACTTCTTGCGTGATATGGTATATTCTAATTCTATGGTGTGGGTTAAGGAAAGTCCGAAATATGCTATTCAATATAACATGAACTTTGCGAAGTTACCTATTGTAAGAATGGTTATGTTATTGGATAAATACTGCAGGGGAACGCTTGATATGAATGATGAAATAGAGAAAATGTTTTATCAGTTCATGATGAACGGTGGCGAGACAGGATTTTCAAGAATGGCAGACATTGACGAGCATAAGAAAGAAATCAAGAAGATGCTGAAAGCGGCGAATGAAAAAATTCCTGCCCATGTGGTACGTGAATGTATGGCTACCTGGATAGGCGAAGTGGGACGAGGTATAGAGATGCGTGCTCGATTTGCCGCCTTTGTAACAAGCAGGAATGCGGGACGGACAATAGACCGCAGTATTTGGGATGCCAAGGAAATCAGTGTGAACTTCAACAAGAAAGGCGCAGGTGATAAGTTCTTGGGGGCTGAAGGACAAACCATGTTGGGAAATGTAGCAGCCGGTGTATCGGGTGCAGGACGAGCCGGATATATCTTTTGGAATGCCGCCCTGCAAGGAACGTTCGGAAACTTCTTGAAGTATGCGATGAGGCATCCCGGCAAAATAGGTACTGTCGTTGCATCATGGTATGGTTTAGCCATGCTTGTTACCGCACTTGCTTCGGCTGGAGGTGATGATGACGATGACAGCTACTATGACATACCCGAACATACTCGCAGACAGAACCTCATTGTCAAGGGGCCCGGTAACGCATGGATAAAGATTCCTTTGCCTATCGAGTACCGAGCTGTGTATGCGATGGGAGAACTTACCGGTTCTTCCTTGTTCCATAACGAGAAATTGGAGGTTAGCGATGTATTGGCACAGATGAGCCAATTGCTTCCCGTAGATATGATGGAGGGGACAAAAGCGTTGTGGCCAAGCAGCGTCAAGCCGATGGTGGAAGTATCGAATAACGAGAGTTGGTACGGTAGTCCGATATGGAAAGATACACCCTACAATAAATATATGCCGAATTGGACGAAAGCCTATAAGAGTGCGAATAAAGACCTTGTAAACCTTTCTGAAACACTGAACGAAGTCAGTGGAGGAAGCAAGTATAGGAAAGGTACTATTGACTTGAATCCTGCTGCCATTGAGTATCTATTGAAACAATACACCGGCGGCTTTTTCACTGTAACCAACCAAATTCGTAATTTGATCAATGTGGGAACAGGTGAAAAAGATTTTGATTGGCGTTATGTTCCGCTTGCCAACCGAATGTTGATGAGCGGTGGCGATGAACGTAATGTAGGTAGGGGGCTGGATGAGAAGTTCTTTAGTTATTTGGATGCATACCGTGCAAAGGCGAGTGAATTCAGCGCCATTAAAGGTGATTTGAGTTTACCGTTGGAGAAGAAAGCAGAACTGATAAGCGAGATTATCATTGATCCTGAATATGTAAAAATGAAAGGAATGGAACGTATTTACTCAAAACTAAAGAAAGCTTATGATACTGCTAAAGAAATCGGAGATACCTCAAAAGCAGAAGAACTTGAAAAGAGGATTAATGAGTTAAAGCGGAAATTCATTTTAGAGATGGAGCAAGACGAACGTAAATAGTTAAACCTAAAATGATTGCTTGGGGTACTACTTTTGTACTCAAAGCAATCATTAAACAACGAAAATATGCATAATAAAGGCAAAGGAAAATTGTTACCAATGAGCCGAATTGCGCCGAAACGGAATGAATTATCTGAAATTGATACCGTTGCTTCCGCAAAGCGGTATGGTGACCGCAGAGCATTTGATATTCTAATGGAAGCGCAGTACTATTGGAATCAGATGGAGGACTTTCGAAAAGACCGGGAACGCAATAAACGCTATACTTATGGTTTTCAATGGGATGATATGATTTGTGTTGATGGTAAATCCATGACTGAAGAAGAATATATCAAGAGCCAAGGTAATGTGCCATTGAAAAATAATCTTATTCGTCGGCTTGTACGCAGCGTATTGGGGGTATACCGCAGCCAAAGTAAAGAACCTACCTGTACAGCACGTGATAGAGACGAACAAAAACTTGGTGAAACAATGAGTACTATATTACAATGCAATATGCAACTCAACCGAATGCCCGATGTGTATGCTCGAAGTATGGAAGAGTTTCTAATCAGTGGCTTTATTGTTCATCGTAAATCATACGGCTGGCGTAATGGGAAAGAAGACTGCTGGACGGATTATGTACAGCCGAACAATTTCTTCATTGATAACAATATGAGGGATTTTAGAGGTTGGGATGTGTCCGTGCTTGGAGAAGTACATGATATATCTTTTGGGCAACTGTGTGAACAATTTGCTTCCAGTCCGCAAGAATATCGGGAGCTTCGTGATATTTATAAGTGGGCTGCAAGAAAGGATTATATAGCCACTTACGCAGAGCGATTTGGGTATAGTCGGTTAGAAAATTACGATTTTCTCTTTACTAGTGAGCCGGGAAGGTGCAGGGTAATAGAAATATGGCGTAAGGAACAAAAGCCGAGATACCGTTGCCATGATTACCAAAATGGTGACATTTTCAAGATAGATGAGGAAGATTATGTGCGAGTAGTACTTGCTGAAAACGAAGAACGTATACGTATGGCCAAGGAGGTGGGTATGCCTGAAGAAGAAGTACCGTTGATAAAAGCTACTTGGTTTGTAGATGATTACTGGTATTTCTATTATCTATCTCCATTCGGTGATATATTGAGGGAAGGGGAGACGCCCTACGAACATGGCAGTCATCCATACGTTTTTAAAGCTTATCCGTTTATTGATGGTGAAATACACTCATTCGTGGCGGATGTGATAGACCAGCAACGATACACCAATCGATTGATAACGCTTTATGACTGGATTATGAGGGCAAGCGCAAAAGGTGTATTGATGATGCCGGAAGATTCTTTGCCTGATGGGGTGAGCATTGACGATATTGCAGAGAGCTGGACGGAGTTCAATGGTGTCATTGTATACAGACCAAGCAAAAGTGGCAAGGTACCGGAACAGGTAGCCAACAACTCCACGAACATAGGTATTGCCGAACTACTGAATATGCAATTGAAATTCTTTGAGGATATTTCGGGGGTAACTGGTGCATTGCAGGGAAAGCCGGGATATTCGGGGGAAAGTGCATCACATTACAATCAACAGACAGAGAATGCTACAAAATCATTACTAGATTTGCTTGAGTGTTTTAGTTGCTTTGTTGTGGACGGGGCATACAAAGATGTGAAGAACATGCAGCAGTTTTATGATACGAAACGTGTGTTCAATATTGCTGGTAGGAGTGGTGCGCAAATTGAATATGACCCGAAGAAAATCCGGGATGTAGAATTTGACTTAAGCATTACTGAAAGTACTTCAACACCGGCATACAGGCATCTTGCTAATGATATGCTAATGCAGTTGTACCAGTCCCAAGCGATCAGCGTAGAGCAGTTGCTTGAACATGGAGATTTCCCGTTTGCCGATGAACTGTTACAGAGTATCAAGAGCCAAAAGGAACAACTCGCACAGGGGAGAGTTCCTGACGGGCTTTCACCTCAATTGCTCCAACAAGCGCAACAAAATGCAAATATGGAAGCTGTAAATCAGTTGCATGGGGCAATGCAAGGCTAAATTCTAAACGGCGAATAGAAACCCGCTCTATTCGCCGTAGAAAATTACTCTTTGGACAATTGGTCGCATTCTATCCATGTTTCTAATGTATCATCGAATAGTACTGTACAACCGTAATTATCATCGTCTACTGCTAACACTGTCCCTGAATTTCCATCATCATTACACACAACTCGATCGCCAGCTTTTATTTTTCGGATATTGTCAATAGCTAGAGGGTCATTAGTAAGTGTGACAATGCCGTCTATCCCCTGTTTTGCGTCATATCTACTTCCCATTACTTTTTTCTTTTTTTGAGTGAATCAAGGTAAGTGAAATATTCTTTGCGCTTGAGTTTCACAATTAATTCAGGTAATGCGCCGCTTCCATTTTTATAAGGAGTACAATAGAAACACTCACGCTCCAAATCATTCACGAATGTTGAACGAGATAAATAACCTTTCTGTTTCAGTTTGCGGAAGTTGAATCTATCCATAATGATGAGTTTACCACTCTTTCCATTGGGCATAACGTAATAACGTTCACCTGTTTCCTCATGTGCTTTGTCTGCTTGCACTACCGCTTCATTTAAACGGATTGATGCACGTAATTTTTTGATAATGTTCATTGTTTATTAGTTTATTAAATTAAATGTTTAACTTTATATTGTTGCTGCCGAAACAGCTTTCTTTCTTCTTTTAACAGTAAATCGGCCAACACGAGGTACAATTTTGGGAGTATCCATTTCAAAGAAGCAGATATGCAGTCCGATAGCCCTTGTCATTAATAAGTCATCATGCTTACCGGTAATTGCGCCAAAAGCGCCGTTCGGCTTTTTCTCATAACACAGATATTCATCCAAACAACGTTCATCACGTTCTGTGTACAGGTTTTCACGAATAACTTTGACTAATGTTGATATAATCATCGGTTTAGTGGAAATGTTGGTATGAAAACCGTATTTTGTAGGTAATCCCTCGCGTACATCTTCTTCTGATTGTTTGCGTGCATACAGGTTGGGATATATATCCTTTATTTGGTTAAGAATAAATCCGGATTGGTCACCATCCACTTGCCGCTCCTTATCATGAGTTTCCAACGTGTTGCTTTCTATCACCAAAAGCGAATTGTCATAAAACGCTGCTATTTGTGCCGCTTTCCACGCAAGCTGGTCGATGTCGCAATGTCCATACCATTGGGCAACCACGACTGGCCTGTCGCCATCAATCATGAATAGACGATCGAACACGACGATGACAGAGAAGTCGGCTTTATTGGAACGGCCTCCCACATCGACAACAGTGAGGTAGCGGTCTGTGACAACTTCCTTTTCATCTATTTCAGGAAGTTCCCAAATATGTAACAACCCCTGTTTGTCTTCCATAAAACGCAAGTTCTGCAAAGCGTTCTTGCCTTCGTCTGTATCGGCGTAGACTTCGCCGACATATTTGGGCTTCTTGCAGGTCTTGCGCATTGCATCGACCTTGTATTTGTCGAATATACGCGCTCCTGAATGAACAAAGGCTTCAATATCGTCGGACGGAAATTCGGCAGCCATTTGTCCATGGTCATTATACTTCCTACGTTCGGCTATATACCAGTTGATAGCTTCGAGCGTAGCCCCTTTCTCCCATAACCACCAAAGATACTTACCGCATTCTTCACGTTCGGAACTAGTATTTTCATTGTTACGGTTTTTATAGAGCCATTCTGCAAAACCCTGTTTTTCTTTATCCGAATTGAAAGCCAGCGTGTATTGTTCTATGTCGAACCATGATACGAACATGGCTTCGAACTGGGAATCCCCTTTCTTTGCTGCGGTATATTCCCTGTGAAAGAAATTTCCTGTACCATTCGCTGTACTCTCATAGACAATCATAGTGTATGGTTTTAGGAGAATACCCGAACAGGCCGACCGCACAATATCTTCTGGTTTCTTACCTTCCGTTGCTTTCCATATACCTACTTCTGAAAGATGTACAAGGTTATAATCTCCACCTCGGCAACTATCCGGGCGTTCTGCTGTACCAATTTTAATTTTACAGTTTCGTTGAGGAACACGGTATATGCTACCCGACTTACCCACTCCTACAAGTTTCGGCTCATTCTCATTGTAAAGCTCATCAATCTTGTGAAGCATTTCGACTGGATATTTTTTAATCATCCTGTCGAACATATCTTTGATTTCATCGGAACCTGCACCTTGATGTGCTATTATGAGTGAATTCAGTCCTATTTTGTGAAGGAGTTGCAACCATGCCATATAAAGCTGTGAAGTGGTAGAGCCGCCCCATTGTCGCGCCTTTAGTAGAATAATACGTATTGGCTTTCCTGCAATACGTAATTTTTCGAGCCGTTCCACAAAGCGACGTTGCGGTCTTGTAAGACGGAACAATACATCTTCTCCACCACCTTTATTCTTGATATAAACGAATGTAGCTGCCCAAAATGGAAAGTCCTCGCGGCTACGTATGCGTACAAATTGCTCTATAACTTTCAGCCGATCATCCGGATTGTCTTCTACTCCCATGTAATCCGTAAGGAATTTGGCAATAGAACCTGCTTCCACAAGTTGACGTACAAGCGGTATTTTCATTACACGCTTTGGTAGCCATTGATTGCGTATAGGAAAATCACTAATGGTACATTTGACACGTCCCCCTACAGAACCTTCGCCGGTAATAGGATTAAATTTTGCATAAATAATTGAATTACGGCGTTCATTCTCTATTAGTATATTGGTAATGGCTTTTATGTTTATATTACCTTTAATCATGTGACTTTTTTATTATCGGCTTGTTAAGCAGAGCCACAAGGAAACCTAACATATAACACCATAGGTGTAATATTGCATTGGTGTGTGGAAATAAGAAACCTGCAGTAAGATAGAATATCATCCACAACTGGTAATATTGTTTGCGTAATACTTCAAACGAGATTGAGCCAAATAAAACAAATACTATTCCCGATAATCCTACTGTTGGTGATGTCATTTCACCAATAAAACACTCAATAGTGTCAACTGGAATCGTAACAGCAATTATGTAAGCTAGTACTAACCGCCATATTCCAATGTCATAAATAAAAACCATTGAAAGCAAACACCATGAATTAAGGGAAGCGTGCAGAATGTTTGCGTGAAAAAATGGGTACAATACACGTCCGGCAATATCACTTCCTGCGTAAATGCCTACAGTTTGCCAATCCCATACTTTGAAAAATGACAAACCTACAACAATAGTAGAAATTACAAGAGCCGTAATCTTTTCCATTTTTCTTGTATCCATTGTTTTCTTGCTTTACATACCATTACTTTTGCACTGCCTGGCGTAAGGTAGAATTTAGGAGCAGGTTGTGCAATAACTTTGGCGCACAGTTCGGAAATAGTTAATTCAGGACATTCTTCTTGAAGCTTAAATACCCGATTATAAATTTCTTCATACATCTCTTTTTTCAATGGGCACATTGTGCTCAAATCTGTTTTACCTCTCATCATTGCAGAAATAATCAATGCAGCACGTATGTCACTAACCCAAAAGCGGCGAGAGGGCATATTGACTATTATTTTGTATACCTCGGACATACGGATATAGTCGCATGATGAAATGTATTCATCGTATGCTCTCATTAAATCGTCCATACGTTCCTTTGAGTATTCCATTATAGCGCCTTTATGCTTCATTTTTCTATTTATCTATGTTCCAAAGTTATAGATTGGAGCGTAAAAAGATAAACGTGGAATCCTTCTTTCCCTCGCTATTTTTGCTTTGTAGATAAAGACTAAAATTTATTTTTCTCACATTATACCTAATAATATGGAAGTTAAGAGCAATCGCGAGCGATACACAGATCGATTGAAAGCAAAGTATCCCGATAAAGAGTTTGCCGACGACGAGGCATTATTCGCTCAAATTAACGATGAATACGACGGTTTGGACAAAGAATTGTCTGGCTATAAAGAACGGGAAAAAGCACTTTCCGATCTTTTTGCGAGTAATCCACGTAGTGCAGCATTTCTCACTGATTGGCGTAAAGGGGAGGACCCAATCATCGGTATGATACGCAAATTTGGTGATGATTTTAAAGCTGCACTTGAAGACCCAGAGAAGCAAGAAGCTCTTGCTGCTGCCAACAAAGAGTATGCGGAACGAATAACCAAAGAGAAGGAGTTTGAAGAACAGTATCAGCAGAACATTAATGCGACTCTTTCTACTCTTGAACAAATGCAGCAGGAGGAAGGTATTTCTGATGATGAAATAGATCAAGCAATGGAGTTTCTGATTGGAATTATGAAGGACGGACTTCTTGGTAAATTCACTCGTGATAGTATTCAAATGGCTATCAAGGCTATCAAACATGATAGCGATGTAGAAACAGCCAGTCATGAGGGAGAAGTGAAGGGACGTAATAGTAAGATTGAGGAAAAACTACGCAAAGGGAGCAAGAGTGACGGTACTGCTAATCTTGCAGGAAAGAATGGAGGTGGTAATGCAGGCTCACGACAAATGCCAGATCTTGGTGCAATAAGTCGATATGATGGTGCACAAAATATTTGGGAACGTGGAGGCGAAAAACGTAGGTCAATAAACAAATAAAGATACACAATTCATTTATTAACAATTAAAATTTCAAGCAATGAAGAAAGTAATGAATTTCTTTTGTCGCATTACGCTAATGATATTAGCGTTTGTGACGAGTGCATCAAGCGGTGTCATGATGGCTGACGCATCAAACCTGCCAGATGCAGGTAAAATGACAGCCGGTGCAGACGGTACGGGTGGAACAGATGGTATTGCCACAGAAACCGGTGGTCGTGAAAATGGAGACCCGAATTTTTACTTAAGCGATGTAGATAAGCGCATTGTGAAAATTCGTCCGATGGCGACACCTATTGATCAAATTAGTCGTTATGCGAAATCAAGTAGTACTAATTCTTTTGAGGTGAAGTACTATAGTGTGGGTACACGCGAAATAAAGTGTAGTACTAATAAAAAATTGGAAGCAATGACGGGTGGTGCAAGTGTTTCTTTGCCAGTGAGTGATCTGAATATGTTCACATTGGATGACACTATCCGTGTGGTAGGTGTAAGTGCTATTACTAAACCGGATGGGACTGCATATTCAGAAAGTGACAGCAATGTTCCTGACCTTGAACTTTGTGTGTGCGGAAAGGATAGTTCAACTAATTTGCCGACAGTCTATGCAGTAAATGGGAAAATGGATGATTCAAGCAAGCAACCCATTCTTTTACCAGAGATTCCGCAAGGAACGACTCTTGTCCGTATGGGAAAGGCCTGTGGTGAACTGGATGTGCAGACTGGGCGTTTCAACAATATTCCTATGCCGGAAACACAGTACTGTCAGAACTTCATGATACAGGTAGAACAGTCTACCTTTGACAAGATTGCTGCCAAAGAAGTGAATTGGAACTTTTCCGATATTGAAGAAGATGGCGTATATGATATGCGCCTTGCCATGGAGAATACCTACTTGTTTGGCGTTAAACAGGTTATCAAACATGTTGCCAAGGACGGTATGAATACCTGGTTTACAGGGGGAATCTGGTGGATGGCAGGAAAGGATATCGAGGTTGGTGAATGGAACAGCGAAAAGAACTGTGCCGAGATTACTGATGAAAATCTCGTGGATATAACCAAAGACCTTTTTGTCGGTACTGGTATCGGTAATAAGCGTAAGATTTTATTCTGCGGAAGTGATATGCTTTCGGCATTCTCCAAGATTAAGAGTGAGAAATTTCGTTTGAAAGATACCGTTGAGGTTTGGAACTTGAAATTTAAATCTTGGGATACTGACTTCGGAGAAGTTCTTACCATTCATCATGAATTATTTGATGTGAATGGTATGAGTGATTGCGGTTTTGCCATGGATCCGGAATACCTTTCCAAGAAAACCCACGTGTCTTGGGCACGCAATGTGCTTGACTTGAAGAAAGCGGGTATTCGTCGTACCGATGCAGTAGTGATTCAGGAAGTAAGTTGCTTATATCTGCGTTATGCAAAGGCACATGCGCGTATGAGACTTGCAAAGGCACCTGCAACAGTAGAAGATAGTGGTTCAGAAACTGCTTAATTAGAGTATAAATAAATCAAATTATTAATCGGGGGATGGGATAGAAATCCTATCCCTTTTTTAATTCATTCGACAATATGATTATTAAAACTTACATAGCGAACACCAATATTAGTATTAATGTTGTGCTTCCAAGCAAAAAGAATTTTCATATAACGTTTACTCCCTTGTCAAATGGTAGTAGTGTATTTACCACAGATAATGAAATCTTACAAAGGTCAATAGAGAGACATTACAACTTTGGAAAGTTGTTTAGACTCCAAACTTCACAGGGGCAAAGTGCTGAAAGAAAGGCGACAGACAAACAAAAGGTTACTTCTTTAAAGAATCAGAAAGAAATTCCGGCTGTTGAGAATGTAGACAAGACTGAATTGGATAACAACGAGAACGTTGAGCAAAACGGAGAGACGGAAGATAACGCAGGGGCAGGGAATGATGAAACTGTTTGCAAGGTCAAAATGAGTGATATTGCAGCTGCTAAGGATTATCTTGCTGACAAATTCGGTATCAGCCGTACTTCTATGCGTTCTACTAAAGCCATTCTGGAACAAGCTGCAGCTCATGGAATAGAGTTCGAAGGATTGTAATAATAAAGTAATAGCGTATGACGGTATATCATCTTGACGAGATAGCTGGAGATGTTCGTATAGCACTTGACCAAAACACAACGAGTGATGTATTGAAAGAAATTGGTGATGTAGACACGCTTGCATTAAACGACATCATTAAATCAAAGATTATTGAGGCTGTAAAACGTGTGCACAGTTCTGCACCTCCTTATCTACTCGATGGAGGACATAACTTCGGAGATGAGGTGTATTGGCAGAAATGTGAAAGTGGTTGGGTGTTATTGCCGGAGGATTTTATGCGTTTTGTTGTTTTCCAGATGAGCGATTGGGAGCGTGCAGTATTCTATCCTATAAATGTCGACGATCCTGAATACGAGAAGCAATCTTCCCGGTTCAAAGGAATACGTGGCACTACACAACGTCCTGTATGTGCTATTTCTATACGACCAGAGGGGAGGGTATTAGAGTTTTATTCTTGTAAAAGTCAGGATGCAACGGTCAGTCGTGCGGTTTATCTTCCTTATCCCAAGATAGACAAATACGGTGCGATAGAGATTTGTCAGCGATGTTATGACGCGGTGGTATATACTATTGCCGCATTAGTATTAACAACGTTCGGTGATGTGGAGAAAAGCTCTGCATTGAACGAATTAGCTAAATCAGTATTAATATGAGTTCGATAAAATCAACACAGATAGATGGTGATGTTTCCGTCAGTCGTAATGCGGCAGTAGGTGGAGATGTTACCGTCCAAGGTAAAATCCATTTAAAAGGAAACGTAAAAATAGAGGGGTGGCTTGAGGCAAAGAATATCAAAGCAGCTAGTAAAGGTCTCTTTACTACTATTGAAAAATTGAAAGCAGCCTACCCGTTTCCGCATGACGGTTGGTGGGCACTTGTCGGGCTTTCCTTACCTGCTCCTATATACGTGGGTGATGGAGGCGAGTGGGTTCCAACTGGACAGACAGGTGGTAATCCTTCTATAGACAGTGGTAAATTTAACGAAGCTGTTGAAAAGCTACAAGAAGATATTACTAAATTACAAGATGATGTATCGGATATAGAGGATAAAAATAACTCGCAAGATACTAACCTTACTACACTTGGGAATAGTGTCAATTCTTTGCAGGAACAGGTAAATACAACCAAAGACACCGCCAACAAAGCAAGTGCCAAAGCGAATGAGGTAGGAAACCAATTGAATGACTTTAAGGGAACGAAAGGAGAAAATGGTGGTATTGCACCTCTTAATGAGTATGGAAAAGTACCTAGCCGTTATTTACCGGCTTCTATGGATGATGTGAAAGATTTCGACGGTTTCGTGGAAAAAGTGGTTGTTCAACCATCGTCTATCGGGAAAAGTTCAACGGATGATGGATGTAAGATTTACTACCATAAGGACACCGATTCGCTTGTTCTTTTCTATGACGGTGTATATTACAACAACTGGCTGGATTCCGAATTGTTTGGAAATGAAACTATTGACGGGATAACTCCTGTTTCGGATAAGGTGTATTCTGACACAATTACAAACAAGACTTATCGTTGGAGCGGTTCGGCACTTGTTATCATTGGTTCAGACCTCGCCCTTGGCTATACAAGTTCGACCGCATTTCCGGGCGATGAGGGTGCGGATTTGAAGCAGAAAATGCTACAAGCCAATGAAGATATTACGGAAAACCAGAACGTATTGTTGTCCCATTACAAACAGATAGTAGCACGAAGCGTAGTAAATGTGAACCAACTCTTTGGACTTACTAATCGTAAGATAACATTCTCGGTGGCTCTTGATAGATGTGCGACATCCGAATATGCTGAATCTTTGCAAATACCAGGTATTGTGCTTACCTTTCAGACTGAAGCAGGTTGGCAGTCCAAACAATGGGTTATCACTGATGATTGGAATAAGGAAAGCAACTGGACGGACTTCGGAGCTTCCAACGGAGAAAGCGTTGGCAACACAATCAATGTAAACGCCCTGTGCAAAGATGTGGAATATACGCTATCCACCGCCATAAAAGCAATTATTGACCTTGAGCAAGAGAGCGGAGTGGCATACATTAAGAGCGGTATTGTAGTGACATTCAAGACTGCAGAGAGCGACACCAACGGTGCACCTGTATGGCTTGCCTATCAATTTACACGAGAAGTAAGCGATGTAAACCCGGATGATTTGAAGCCGTGGGTAGCCTTTGGAAACGGAGGTGGCAAGGTGGAAACATCGGACACCCCAGCAGAGGGAGGAAAAGATGCACTTTCAACAGGCGGTGCTTACGCGATGCAGGAAAAAGCAATCGCTGGTTTTGACGAGGAAAGCGATGAGGATTATATCTACTACAAAGCTGTGAACCTGAATGGTGGACAAATAGAAGATGTGATACTGAAAATACCTAAGAACGGAGGTGGAGGCGGTTCCAGCGAGGACAGTACCCTATCCATTTATTTTGAGGATGTCGCTCCCATTGTAGCGTTCGGTTCTGACATAAAAATTAATCTGGCCCTACGTAGTGTGAGTTATCCGGGAGGTGTAGAAACACTTGGCGTTATCCGTAATGTGAGCATAATTGATGCAAGTACGGGACTAACCCTATTTAGCGAGGACATGAATATCGTAGGTTCTGCAAGTGCCACAGACTACAAGTTTGAACTTGACTTTACTGGCTATTTCAGCGGAGCGGCGAGCAAGAGTTTCTTTGTGCAAGCTACAGATGCTGACGGAAATACTAAGAAGAAAGCCATTACAGTAGTAGCCGTGGACATCACCGTGGAGCAGCCTATGGCATTGAACTACACAAGTGACACTGTTCTTACCGTAGGTGGATCTGCCAAGAACATCGGACAGTTTTATAAATTTCCCAATAACACATCATCCATACTTGCGACCGTGGAAATGTACTACAACGGAGAATGGAAGAAACTTGGTGAAGCAATGGTAAGCGACAGTTATACCAAGAGTATATCCGTAAATCCGAACGATGTGTTTGGTGGTGGTGAACGGCTCTCGCATGGTGCATATCCTGTGCGTATCTTCGGTACGGAAAGCAAGTCGGGGGTAAAAGGCAATACCATCTATTCAGCCCTTATGTGCATAGACGAGAATAATAGCACACCTATTGTCGCCCTCCGTTTCAATGACAAGAACAATGGTACATTGCGTCTGTATGACAATCTGACCGTAGAAGTAGCTGCCTATACACCTGGCAAGACAGAAACGCATATTGATGTCTTCTATGATGAAGAAAAGGTTACTTCTGTTGATGCCATGATTGCTGAAACGATTACCGTGAACAAGCAGATAAGCGGCTATAAGGCGGACGGAAGCCAAAGTATTACTGTACACGCTGAAAGTGGAAGTGTCAGCACCAATGAAATAGAAGTGACGGTTAAAGGAAGTGCCATTGACATTGCCATCAAGGACGGTGCTTTGTTTGGGTATGACTTCTCCACACGAAGCAACAGTGAAAGTGACCACACCATTATCAACAATGGGGTAAAGATGGAAATCAAAGGTGCGAACTGGTCAAGCAACGGATTTATAGACTATCTGAACGAACGCTCTTTGCGCATTGCCGAGAATGTGACAGCCGAGATATTGGATTACCGTCCTTTCGGAAATCCGTCCGTAGAAAGTGTTAGTGGTTGTGCTTTCCAATTCGCTTTTGCGACCAAGAACATCAAGGAAGCCAGCTCAAAACTCATAGAGTGTTACGATGCCGACAGCGGTGCCGGATTCTATGTATGCGGAAACAAGGTTGCTATTTTCTGCAAAACAGGTCAGCCGGCATTGGTAGAACGCTCTTTTAAGAACGGAGAAAAGCACACTATGGCTATCGTTGTGGAGCCTTCAACTATCTTTGTAACCCGTGGTGGCAGCAACTATTCATGCATGAAGCTGTATTTGGATGGCGAAGAGGTGGGCTGTATAGGATATATCAGTAACAGCGGAGCTATTCTCAACTCAAAGACTGTCACTTTTGACGGAACAGAGGGAGACCTATACCTTTATTACATCCTTGCTTACAACAGTTACTACGAGTGGGCACAGGCATTTAGAAATTACTTGTGCAAACTGACCGACACAACGGCGATGATTGATGAATATGAGAGGGAGAATTTGCTTGATACGCAAAACCGTCCGACTCTTGAATCTCTTGCCGCCAAAGGTATCCCTTACTATGTAGTTGTGAATGATCAGCAGACTTTTGACACCTTTGACGGAGATATTGACACGAGCAAGAAGTTCAAATGCACACTATTCTACTATGATCCCAAACGACCTTGGCGCAGCTTCAAGGCTATCAATGTGCAATGGCGCAGACAGGGAACGACATCGGCAAAGCGCCCTATCAAGAATGACCGTTTCTATCTTCAGAAGAATGACGGTTGGGAAGTTTCTCCTATCTATCCGGAATATACCAACGAAGATGCAAAGGTTTCGTATGACCTGATGAAATTAGGCTATGTACGTGTAGGCGAGAATTCTATACCTGTGAAAATCATCACGGTAAAGGTGGACTATTCCGATAGTAGCAATGCCAATGACTGCGGAGTTTGTAACCTTATGAATGCTACATATCGTGCCCTTGGCAACAACTATCTGACTCCGGCACAACGTGCCTTTGACGGAACATGGGTAAAAGGAGACATATCATTGAGCGGATTGACGATGAACCATTCGACTGCCAACCACCCGATTGCCGCATTCCGTTCGACTATGGAAAGTCTTACCGATGCTTGGTTCCATGCCAAAGGTAATTGGAAAGAGGATAAAGGCGAGCAGGTGGCACTCGGTTTCAAAGACACACCCGGCTACAACAAAGGGTGTTTGAACTATGGCGACTTCATCGAATACTTCGGCAGAAGAGACGAAACCCTTGATGAAATTGAATCACGCTTCAAGAGCGATAGTACCACAGACAAAAGTAAACTCTATATGCTCTCCCTTTATTGTGGCGAGAACTACCGCTTTATGGCATACGAGAGCGGTGCTTGGACTGCACAAAGCGGAGAAATGAAGCAGGTAGATGGCAAGTGGCAGATAACAGGTAAGGTGTTGAATCCTGTAAGCGGTTATGAACTGCTGACTTATGATGCCATGAACTGGTGGCAGGGAGTGGGAAGCATTGATGATATGATGGAACCGACCACGGCAGAATCATCGTGGGTAACAAAACTGAAACTCGGACAACCGACCTATCCGATGTGGACACGCTACTTCGAGTGTATGATAGACGATGACCAACTGCAAATAGACTTGGCTATGGGACGCAAAGTACCTTGCGACTTGTTTAACGTGTTGGTGTTCTGCGACAGTTGCGACTATGCCAAGGAGGAACTTAAAGACACTTGGAAGGAGATTTGGAAAACGAAGATGTGGAAGTACATAAATCCGTACAGCCTTGTGTCGTACTATCTCTTTACGGACTACCTTGCCGCCGTTGACCAACAGGCGAAGAATATGCAACCTATGTGGTTCTTGGAGGACGGTTGCAGCGTGAAAGACGGAGTATATAGTGGAGCAAACGGTATGGAAGCCAGAAGAATGTACTGCAACAAGGTGTATGATTGTGATACTTGTAACGGCAAGGACAATGACGGTGGTCAGACCATTGATCCAGAGGTTGACCCTGGCGACTTGACGAGTAGCGCGTACGCAGGACGAGGCAGTGTGTTGTGGAACGACATACGCGGACAGCAGACTATGGAGGTGGATCAAAACGGTAACACCATTACGCTTTCGGCTATCGCTGACACCATGCGTTCACTTCCGGACACGCTCGGCATTGGTTCGGGGCCATTCTCTCCGAAAGGTGCGCTCCATTACTTCGTTACGGAAATATTGAAGAAGTGGCCAAAAGTGGTGTCAAGTTACGACGGAGAGCGTAAGTACATCAAATACACCGGATACAGCGATATTTATTTCTATGCTTTGCAGGGATTGGGACTTACTTCTCTACCGGCGTTCATCGAACAACGTTGGAGAATCCGCGACGGCTACTACCGTTGTGGCGACTTCAAAGCAGAGAGCGGTTATATAGGCGGTCGTATCGGTGCGAAAGAGGGGGCGGTTATCCGTTTTAAGGCTGCAAAGACAGGCTACTTCGGAATTGGTAACGACAGTGGAAACATCACGCAGGGCATCTATCTGAAAGCTGGAGAAGAGGGTGTGTTCAGTAATTTCCAACATGGCGAGAACATCATGCTCTACATCTATCAAGCCGACCGTATGAGTATGATTGACTTGAGTGAAATCAGCATTGACCCTCAATTCGGTAATACATTGTCGAAGATGGTGTTGTTGCAGGAACTTTTCCTTGGTAGCAACACGCACGGAGATTGGACGATGTCGCCTGGTAACACTGGCTATATGACCAATCTTGATTTGGGCGATATGCCGTTCTTGCGGGTATTCGATGTGCGGCATACGGAACTATTGAGCGTTAACGCATCGAAGTGTCCACGTTTGGAGAAAGTATATGCGGATGGCACAGGGTTATCGACCATAGACCTTGCAGAAACTGCTCCCATTAGTACATTGACGCTGCCCGATACGATGACGGAACTTGTATTGGACAATTTGCCAAACCTGACTTATCCCGGAGGACTTACGCTAGGAGGTGTAGGCAAGGTAGCAAAGATATTCGTAAATGAATGTCCGTATGTGGATGCTATGACACTTTTAGAGCAGATAATTAATGCGAGTGCGATCAGAACTGTACGTATTCCTAATGTAAATGCAACTGCTAGTGTTGATTTGTTACGTTCTATAAAGGATAGTGGAGCAATTGGGCTTGATGCAAACGGGAACGCATACGATGAGAGTGGACAATGTAGTGGTATTACAGGACGTTGGATATTGAGTGAACTTGTAGAAGAGAGTGAAGTAAATGTCCTTACTGCATATTTTCCACAGTTAGAGCTCCATAATTCGCAATTTTCTATTGTGAAAATCAATGATGTTGTGGATAACGATTCATGTGAGAAGTACAGCAATCCTGAAAACAAGACAGGTGAAGACTACGGTAACACATATATTCCTAGTGGGCATACTCTTGCTATAAAGAAAGGTTGCCATGCTTTTAAATGCTCGTTCAACACGAAGAAGAATCAAATGGAAGGTGTACAGTTGAGTGATACAGACTTTAATTATCTGAAAGATGGTAGTAGCTTTGATGTTGCAGATACGGCAGGGGAGGGTTTTGATATATTTTGGCATGCTCCTCACTATTGGTATAAGGGCGTAAATGATTATAAGAACCAAGTGAAGTATTTTATTACTTCTGTTACGGAAAACGAGCCTATTTCAACTGCATTACACAGCAAGAAGGCTAAACTTTCTGAACTTCTGTACAAGGAGAATACTGGAGTGTATGCGAATGATGCTGTTATTGGTGAGGTTATGAGTGAGGATGTTATATCTACAGCTTCTAATACTAACAGCTATAAGATGGACGTAAAAGGTATGAAGCAGGTGAAATGGCCGGGATTGAATCATGCGCGACTAGGTGGTGTATTCACTGATGAAGGTAATTGTGTACTTGGTATATTCATTATGTCCGTAAGTCATACGTATTTTGACTTTTCTATAGGTGAGTGTGTATTCTGCGATGTACCTAGCGGTGCAAAATGGTTCTATTTTACTTCTTTTCGCGACATTGGTGATGTTGAGTGTCTTTCTGTGGATAGTGCCAGCATTGAGGCTCTTGAGCCGGAATGGACTGAACATACAGTAGGTGATAATGACAGTCTTGTAGGTGTTTATCCTATTACTATTGACGGTTTGAAGATGCCACGAAGTCTTTCTGGCGAGGTACGCTCAAAGAAAGGTAATGGTACATCCACTACGTCAGGTGAATGGAAATACGATAGTAGTGGTAATCCTATTGAGATGCCGATTGCTACCTTAAACTACACAGCAAAGGATTTCCAGAATATTTCCCGTTTGAGAGGTGCAGGTTACCAATTACAGGATTATGAACAACACAAAGAGATTAGTAATCTTTGGTGGGCATTAAACGGAACAACCAACGAACAATCTGTAGTCGGTAATGGAGGACATGACGCTATTTTAAATAAGCTGGATTCCATTGGTATGGCAGATAGTAGTAATGCTGGCAATTCTCTTAATTCTATACTTGGTTTGAAGCATTATGTAGGCTGTGATTCAGAGTGGATGGATTATATTGCATTTAATATCCCAAGTTATGAAACATTCTACAAAGCAAGATGTATTGATACTGATAGTTCGTATCCTTCGGATTATATAGCCCATATTTATGATCCTGTGAAAAAGACTGAACGTACAGTGAAATCAGTTGAATCTTCCAATGCAAATTGTGTGGTACGCTTGGTACATGGAGCAAAATGCGATATTTTGCCAAGCAGGGTTCATAATGCAGATACGAGTAAGTATGTTACTCATTATGCGGCTGGTTATTGGATCAATAGTAGCAAAGGCCGTTGTGTTTTGCGGTCTGGCGGCTACTCGAATGCGTTCAGCGGTCTCGCTTATGCGAGCGCGAACGATGCATCTTCGAACTCGAATACGCTTACTACGGGGCGCGGCTGGCCTTCCGCGGAAAATTCGTAATAATTGAATAGAGCGAAACTCGTTCTTGCGAAAAAAGCGTCAGAGGGAGAGTCGACCAACGGGAGACTGCTCCCTCTCTCTTTTTCTAATGTAGGTTGGGTAATATATTATAGAGCAGCATGAATATTTGTGCCTTAAAATGTTCTATATATGGAACATTTTTTGTATCTTTGCAATGCAATAACAAGGTATGGAATTGAAAGCAAGATTCAAAGTGATAATGTCAAGCGAGGCAGATGCCTTTCTTGATACTTTGTGCCAAGACATTAAAGACAAGATTGTTTATAATGTAGATAAGGTTGCCAATGGATATATGGATAAAGACCTTTTTAAAAAATTGGATGGTACGGATATTTGGGAGTTCCGCACTCTTTATAAAGGTATTCAATATCGTTTGTTGGCTTTTTGGGATACTGATGCGGAAACATTAGTTATTGCTACGCATGGATTTGTCAAAAAGACACAAAAGACCCCAAGTAAAGAGATTAACAAAGCGGAAGCTATTAGAAAATTGTATTTCAACTCAAAAAAATAGTGATATGGAAACGATTAAATTTTATACCCTTGATGAAGTTAAGGATAAGCACATTGGGAAAGTCGGGACACCACATAGGGATAAATATGAGGCTGAATTGCAGTCGTTCCTTATCGGTGAGGCTATTAAGAAAGCCCGGAAATCCCAAAATATGACACAAGAGGAACTAGCCCAGAAGATTGGTGTTCAGCGTGCACAGGTGTCGAAAATAGAAAGTGGTAGGAATCTGACACTTTCGACTGTTGCGCGTGTATTCAGAGCAATGGGGATGGAGGCCTCTTTAAGTATTGCAGGTTTTGGAAGTATAACTCTTTAAAACATAGAAGGTGGACAATCCCACGCGCCGTTGTGTTTTGCGGTCTGGCAACAACTCGAATGCGAACAGCGGTCTCGCTTATGCGAACGCGAACAATGCATCTTCGAACTCGAACACGAACTACGGGGCGCGGCTGAAATTCTGTTGGTTAAACTAATCGGAGACTCTATATAAGGTACGAGATTACCACCGATATTCTCCGAGGGATTAGAACCTCGGCAACAGCATAATAATATAATATATATATTTTATGGAAAGCCGGAACATAACATTAACCATATGTGGGGAGTGGCTTGACTTCTCCCCACGAGACCGGAAGGCGGTCTGTAAAATTGATGATTTATTTAAACTGACCGGAAATATACCTCTGGTCAGTTATCCGTTATATAACCTTATACCGGAAATTATATCAGACGAAAATTTGGAACGCTCATTTAAGCGTGTCATGGCGAATCTACGAAATGCAGATGCTCGAAATGGGAACAGGGCTATGCCGAAAACTATCATAGACGGTATCGAATGTTCTCCAAGAATGATTCGTTATGTGACAAATAAAGGAAAAATATTTGAAACGTTGAAAAACCAAATTGGTAATGGTACATTCCGTATCAAGAACCTTAAATCATTTCTCACTGAAGATGGCCCGAAAGTAAGAACAGTACAAGCTCCTTCGGTCATAGAACGCATTGGGAGTAATGCTATTATGGAACCGTTGGAAAATCGACTTTCTTCTTTATTGATAAAAACTACCGCTGCTTCCATACAGGGGCGTGGCCCGCATGGGTTGTTTCATCAGATACAAGCTGCAATGGCAGAAAATCCTAATCTCAAATATTACTATCAAAGCGACTACAAAGGATATTATGACAGTATTAATCACGAAACTTTAATTTCTATTATTAAAAGATATGTAGGCGATCCTCTTCTTTTGCCCATTCTTGAAAATTTTGTGAAGGCACTCTATCCTGATGGAGAATGTGGTATCAGTAAGGGATTGCGATCGTCTCAATTCCTCGGTAATCTTTATCACAATGATATTGACCACCGTATGATTGATGTGCATGGAGCAAGATATTACTTTCGATTCTGCGATGACATTTTTATTCTTGGAGAAAGTAAACGCGAGTTGTGGAGGTTACGTGACTGCTTGCACATCGAAGCAGATAAGATGGGGCTTACGATAAAATCAAGTGAGAGAGTTGCCCCTATATCTGCTGGTATGGATGCTCTTGGGTATGTAAATTATGGTAGCCATACTCTGTTAAGGAAACGGATAAAAGTAAATGCTGCTAGAAAACTGTCTAAGTTGAAATCCCGAAAGCGTAGACAACAAATAATTGGATCATTTAAGGGTATGGCTTGCCATGCCGATTGCAAGCATCTATTTTATATACTTACAAAAAAGAATATGAAGAAATTTTCAGAAATGGGTGTAACATACACCCCAGCTGACGGAAAGAAACGCTTTCCAGGTAAAGTAACACGATTGAGTGATATAGTAAACATTCCTATTGAAATACATGATTTTGAAACTGGTATAGACACTAAGGAAGGTGAGAACAGATATTTGGTATCATTTCGTAATCCTGCTAAACAAGAATGGGGAAAGTTCTTTACGGCTTCAGCGGAAATGAAGGGAATTTTAGATCAAGTCAGTGACATTGAGGATGGTTTTCCGTTTGAGACAATAATTAAAGGTGAAGTTTTTGACGGAGGTAAACGAAAATATAATTTCACCTAACAGGTAAAAGATAACATACGAATCCGCATCTCATTCGCTACTTTTGTTGAAAATCAAAATTCATAAAGATGGAAAAGATTTACGGCACAAAGCAGCGGCAGGATGGGCTTATACATACAGGCCGAACCAAATGGATATTATTTTATGGCTTTGGAAAGGATGATGAGGCAAGTGAAAGAGGTTGGGAGTACCGACATACATTTGACCACAGTCCAACACTTTCCGAGGTTAAGGAACTTATTATCTCTACTATAAATACTGCCACGCAGGAGAAGATCGTGAACGGCTTTATATGGAATGAAAAGCCGATATACCTATCTGCTGAAAATCAATTGAATTTTGCTGCTATAGAACGTAACAAAAATATTCCATATCCACTTACCCTAAAAATCAATGAACAGGAAGATGGTACTCCCATCTACTATACCTTCGATAATGTAGATGAATTTATCTCATTCTCCCAGGCAATGAGCCTGTATGTGATAGAAACTGTTCAAAATGGTTGGAAAGAAAAAGACAGTGTAGATTGGACAGTGTTTAATATAAAATAGACAAGAATGAAGAAAAAATTGATTGAATGGCTTGCGCAAAGCAACAGGTGGAAACATCTTGTTGGGGGATTTGGTATCGGTATTTGTGCGTTTGATTGGTTTTCTGCAACCTATGCAGGTGTACTTACTGCAGGTGCTTTGGAGTATAAAGACAAGGCATATGGTGGCAATTGGGACTGGATAGATTTCGGCTTAACAGTGGTCGGAACGTGTGTAGGACAATTAGTGAGAACTATCGTATGACGGAAGTGCAACATGTAACGGAGGTGGCTAAAGGCATTAGTGACTATGGCATGATGGCTGTGAGTGCTGCATTTTTTCTTTTGCTTTCAGCAGCTATGATGATAGCACTATTCAAATGGTTTAAGAGTATGATAAACCGCCTTCTGGAACAACAGGAGTGTTTGAATCAATTGCTTGATACAGTACAAGACAATGTGAGTTTGCAACGAAACTTAATGGAAAGACTTCAACCTGAAACCTTACTGCGTATCCGGAATTTGACGGGTTTCGCTTTTGACCTTAGTATCGAACAGGTTTGTAGGTTGATAAAGCGGGTTCGAATAGAGAATCACATAGCTGATCGTGAAGCAACTGTAAACAAAATACGGAAATCACTTCAAGTAATCCATGATGATCGAAAGAGCCGCTTTGACCCTTTTATATATCATGGAAAACCTCTGTCGGAATATTGTAATGAGAATTGGGTGGAAGATGTGGTGAGTGTAGTTGAAAGTGAAATCTATAATGAGGATGGAGAAAATAATGCACGTGCCTATACCAATGTGAAACTTGCATACGACAATATAAAAACGGACTTTTATCAACGCTTAAATAGTTAATTATGAAAATATTAATAGATAATGGACACGGGGAAAATACACCGGGCAAACGTTCTCCTGATGGGAAATTACGAGAATACCTTTATGCACGCGAGATTGCAGAATCTGTGGAACGAGCCTTGCGTGCGAAAGGATATGATGTAGAGCGTATTGTGCATGAGACAGTAGATGTGCCATTGGCAGAACGAGCAAGACGTGTGAATGAGATTTGTGCACGGTATGGGGCAACAAATGTATTGCTTGTTTCTATTCATTGCAATGCTGCGGGAAATGGCGAATGGATGAGTGCAAGAGGTTGGTCGGCATATACTTCAAAAGGTAAAACAAAATCGGATGAATTGGCCACTATGTTATACGAGGAAGCCGAACAGAATTTTGCCGGACAAAAAATCCGTAGGGATAATTCGGATGGAGATCCAGATTGGGAAGAGAACTTCTACATTTTGGTGAAAACCAAATGTCCGGCTGTTCTTACGGAAAATTTCTTCCAAGACAATAAGGAAGATGTTGATTACCTATATTCCGATAAGGGGAAGCAAGCCATCATTAAAACGCATGTAGATGCAATAATCAAATACGTCACCAAGTATGGGAAAACTTAAGAATATTGCAGTAGTGTTGTTTATGATTGTATTTCTTGCTTCGTTGTTTATGAATGTAGTACATTTTGCAAGTAGGCAACAGAAAACAAGAGATACAACAAGAACAACCTATGTTGATACAATACCATTTTATAAGCCCATTCCTAAAGACAGCTTTGTTATTCGATATGTTACTGAACGTCTTCCTACAGTCTCGAAATTGCCGGAAAACGTACAAAAATTGCCTGAAAGCGTATCAGAATTTCCGAAAAGCGTGAAAAATTTCCATGAATCTGTATCAGAGGATAGTGTAGATGTGATTGTTCCTATTACCAAAAAGGTATACAAGGATAGTTTATATACGGCATACGTAAGCGGATATAACCCGAAACTTGACAGCTTGGTATTACATTCGCAACATGAAGTGGTAACCATTAACGACTGCTATCCTAGGTCGAGGAAGAAACGTTGGAGTGTTGGTGTTCAAATTGGATATGGAATAGCATTAAGAGGGGTGCCGGAATTTACACCATATATTGGAGTTGGTGTATCATGTAATCTATTCAATTTTTAATTATGACAGATATTGCTTTAACCGTTAATAAAGAAAGTGTATATGAAGAAGTGGCACAGACCACAGCTTATACCGGGGCTAAGATGGACAACGAACTCGCATACAACCGTATTTTCACAACGGATGAGGATAAGAGTATGCTAGAGCGTTTTTGGAATGAAAGCAAAAACACTGCTTGTAATAGCTTGAAAAAAATACTTCTTAACGAAGTCGAAAGAGAGGGGATATATCAGCTTTCGTTGGGGTTATCAAGTTCGTTTGATGAAGCTTTAACAGAAAGTATGGAACGTAGTCTGTTCTCGTTTTTTGTTATGAATATTACGGCAAAGTGGTACACATTTACCAATAAAGAAGAAGCAACCGGATATGCAACGGAAGCGGCTACCTATATGGAGGACGTCATGCGTAAGGCATTTTTTAAAAAACGTCCTATACGTCCTACGTACAATTGAATTATTTTTAATCTTTATTTATTATGGCAGAAAACAAGAAAATATTGACAGTGACCCAACAGGTTAAAGAGCTTGTTTATGATATTCAGAACAAGGCATACTTGACCGGGCAGGCGCGTGAAGCAGAGGGTAAAAAGAATTACGAAGCTGCCTCTAATATGCAAGCGAGTGATGATGAGGAAAACAGTTACCAAATCCGTCGTTCATTGGCAAATGCATTTTCATCTTTGAAGAGTCTGCTTGGAGAGTATCTTTCAGAAGACAAAAGTACAAGCAACAATCTGATCGCAAAAGAAATTGATGATAATGGTGTACTAGAACTTGCATTCGAGTTGCCGAGTAACTACAACAACTCTTCGGCTGATGCGTTGGGCAATGGTATTCATGCCTACCTTGTAGATATGGCTTTGGGAGATTGGTTTGCCATTACTAACCCGGAAGATGCAGCTTCATACGTACAGCATTCGGCGATAAGTTTAGAGAATGTAAAGCGTGCGCTTTATAAACGTAGCCGACCTGAAAGACCGACTTATTCTTAATGTATTCTCATGGGATATTGTTGTAAGAAACTCCAGCAGACAAAAACAGTAACGCTGACATTCAAACGTTCAGAGTTACTCTATGACGTAGAGAACTACTCCTTTGTGGAAGGTGATATTATGGAAACGGAGAATGAACATGCCCGGCATCAGGTGTTTGACATTGGACAAAGTGGTAATGTGAACCGGGTTACACGTGTACTCAATCTTACCCATGCAGAATGTGTGGAAATGCTATATCCATATACCAAAGAGGAAATCTCGGACGAACAGGAAGCTCTTGATGATATTCTTGTAGCTCCCGAAGAATATCATATTGTACTCACTTTACCGGAAGATTTTTCTTTATCTACGGTGAAGCTACTAAAACATCTGATACACGAGTATCTTATCTGTAAGGTACTTGCAGATTGGATGAGTATAACGAATCCAAGTAGTAAGGCTAATTGGGAGGAGAAGATAATGAGTATCAGAGCTAAGATACAGACATCGCTAATGTCGAGAAAAGGCAAAATAAAACGAAAGTTGAAACCTTTCTGATAAAAGGAAGAGCCGGAGTGCATCACGCATTCCGGCTCTTTTGCTAACAATCTTTCTTAACCTTAATATGAAAAAACTAACCTATGTAAGTTATCTTGGTTTATTAAGCATACGGGGGGTGAATTGGACGGTAAACCCCAACAAACTTTCAGATTTGTCTAGTTTGCATATTAGTACAAGTCGGAATGCTTTGTATGGTGTGCCATGGAAACCTCGCATATATTTATCGGTACTACTCCATACTGCATGCCAGTTGAATAAATCATTTGAGCCATACAGAACTTGTGAGACATGGCTACTCTTGAAATATCCGCGTTGTATGATGGTGTCTATTGTTTTGAACATGTTTGGATCATCTATTTTGAACGGACGAGTGACAGCCAATGCAGTAATAGGTTCTATTGTGTTATCAGGCTGTGAGAAATTAACGAGATCATTATCTGAAGTCATAGCGAGTGCATCAGGATAGGAGTTTAAACCACTCATGATGTTACTATGCATCATTCCCCATTGCTTACTATCCATTGAATATAAGTAGGCATAGGTACATGATGGGTTGTGAATGATGATACGTTGGTGTATATAGTCGTAAATCATCCTACATGTTTTTAGAAATTCGCGGAAAGTTAGAAATTGAAACTCTGTTGAATTAAATCTTGTATTATTAACCAATTTATTCAAATGGGGTAAAGAATTGATAGAGAAAGCCAATTCACTGTCCAAAATATCCGAAATACATTGGCTTGTAGAACCGCTAATAAGCATAATACCACGGTCAGTCGCAAATAGTACAGCATTATCAATCTGGGTTATACTATCGGAATTAATACACACATCACGTGTGATAGGCTGGCGGGCAGAGTAGGAACCGGTAGAAGAAACCTCGAGGGCCCAAATTCCATCAGTAGAGAAACAGTAAAGAGGAAATTGACCAAATTGGCCTTGTGATAAAGCCTTTGCGGCTGAACTGAGTCCAATGATTGTACCTGTTCCAACAGTGCAGACTCCGAGAGCGGGAAATGAAAAAGGATCGTTTACATCAGAAGTATATATTTTATTTGGATATGGGATTCCGATTTCTGTATCAGTAATGAGGCTCATATCGGGGGTACTAGAGAAACTCGTGTTGATACTTCCGTATACTCCGTTAAGTGTTTCATGTTTATGTAATTTGCTATATGAATAGGATTTTACTCCATTGTTATCTATACGCTCAATAATAAGCTCTTTTGCATTGATGTTGGGATAAAAGAAGTATGAATCAACGATATTCATTGGTATACCGGAAAGAAACTGTACCATAACTTTTCGTTTCTCGGCTTCAATGAAGATGTATGCTTTATAAGAATATGTTTTCTCAACGGCTTTTTTAGTTTCGTTATCATACTCTCCATTAGCATATTGAAAACAAGATTCAAGTGGGAATGTCGGAGGGATAATAGTTACTCCGGTCAGATTTAGACGTGCGTTGTATGGAAATGCATGTTTTGCGACAATTGTTCCCATTAAATTGCTGTCACCCTCCATTACTTCTTTAGCCTCAAGTGAATTGAGAGCACCATTTTCAATAGAAACAATGTTCTCACCCGATTGTATTTTTTTTACGTCAATGGAAGAGATAAGGTAGAAAGGTAATGAAGAGTCATCATCTACAAGTGATTTACCTGACATTCCAAAGAAAAGTTGATTGGAATTGATTGATTCACTTGCATTATGACATCGATATATTAATTTACCGTTGATATTCTCATTACCGGAGTTAGCGCAATAACTTAAAAATGCGGACGAACCACCCATTGGTCCCAAATAGGCATATGGGGAGATTGATTTGCACATACTGTCCTGATCAACAGTATAGAGTGGGGGAGTGATAAATATATCAATACTCTTAACCAATTCCCCCCATTCGGCTACAGATCCTTTCACTTCATCGAAATTTGTTATCTCGTAATATAATTTTGATGCAACATGCGATACAACCATATTGAATTTGGTGTATAGACCATTGTTAACTTCATAACCTGTATAATGTATGAGATAAGGTATGCCATATGATGGGTAGACTTTTACTGGAGATGAAATGTAGTTGAGGGTTCCGTCATACATACGGTAGGCATATCTTATCATGAATGGGTATTGGAATAATCCTGCTGTTTTGGCATCGGCGGTATATTTATTGGTAAATGCCAACACAGTATCTCTTACAGCTTGGCTGGCTTCTATTGAGAGAATAAGTGAATTAAGAATAATAGACGGAGTAAATCCGGGGAAACTTGCAGATAACATATCCGAGTTTCCCATAGATGCTCTTAGTCGGAAAGAGAGCGATGGAAATACCGGGTTACTTCCCATGAGTACATATGTTCCTGACTTGTAGAGGGCATAAATTATGCCCTCAGAAGTGAGTATGATTAATGTGTTTCCAAGTGATGTTACCTGATAGAGTTCTCCAGAAATAGATACTATATCTTCGGGCTGCTTATCAGTGTCGTTAGAGGATAACCATTGTAAGGCGGCGGATTCTGTATCGTAAATTATGTAATGTTTATATACCGAGATGTTGTGTATGTATATCACTTTTTTCCCTTGTGGGAGAGTGAATAAACATTGAGGCTTTTGAATGCCTTTTAATACTCCATCTTCAGGAATAAGATTCATTGCAACTGACAAGTCACCATCTGCACATTCGTAATCTGATGGATTGGCAGAATATCCATTGTACTTAATCTCTTTTATCATATTACAAAAGGTATTTAGTGATAATTGGTAATAGTTTACCGTATTCGTTTTCTGTTGGTTCTCCTACACATAATCTTGCTTTAGCTGTTGCTTTACATTCTTGGAGAATTGCTGTACAAAGTCTGCTTGATGAAGTTCTGAAATGATTTCCTGCCTTATTCGTTGGGAATACCATCGCTTCATGCCTCCCGTTTGGTGAACGAAGTCTAACGTAAAGGTAAAATTCATCTTGGTCAATCATTATGTCCAAAACATCTCCGCGTGAGAGCTGGAGATGTTTTGCGACGCGAGCACTAATATCTATCCTTCCTGATGCGTAAAAGGTGATATCAGCTTTTCGGGTGTTTCCTAATATACTTTGCATTTGGCTTGTCGAATTTATAATAAGTTTTTCCTTGTGGAGTTTTCTGAATTGATACGGACAATTTTACTCGACAGTTATCGGATAGTCCATATTCATAAAGGATGCGGCCGACTGACGGACAGAGCGTTTCAAATCCTATACATTTATACTTGTCGTTGTATTGAATATCGCACATTTGGGTTGCTTGTTCAATAACTGGATTGATTATGAATCCGAATGTATCGTCTCCAGAAATATGGAAAACGAATACACGCGCTGCATCACTCTTCCTGGCATTATTCTTGATATGCAAGAACAAGTGTTTGGAAAGCGTTATAGAGTTGTCGGCAGGGTCGGCAATCACATAATACAGAAGTGATTGCCACCATAATTTTAACTTACTGATAATCATAGTACGAAAGTATGATGAATGATTAGCTTTTGTAGTTTAACTTTTTACTGACGCATTGAGATGTACTCGACGAGAACGAAAGGTAACTGTTTCGACAAAAGTAAACGATAAGGTTGTTTCGATTTCCAATCGATGCCGGTTAGCGGCTTCTTTTGTTGCAAAAATGTAAGAACAGATTTCTTGTTTGGTTGTACCTTTGGTAGCTACGATATTGGCATAATATTTGCGTCCGAAGAGGAACGCAATGATTTCTTTTAATACTGTTGAATTCATAATCTATTGGTTTTAATCTGTGAATAAATTCTTTTGTTCCGGTTGTTTGGGAGGAGGGATGATACTATTAACACGTTCAATCTCCCGGTCAATCTCGGCTTCGAGTGCTTTGCAAATTCGTAAATTAGCTTGAGTACGACATTTGAAATATTCTTTTTGTGCTTTGCGCATCTGGACAACTTTGGTAAAGAGTGTTTTTGCATCCATTATTTCTTATATTTGTATTGTTCTTTAAACATCGAATCCGCTTCCTGAAATTGTTTTGTAAAGCGGTTTTCTTTATATTCTCTCTTAAAAGTCACATATGGGACTTTCTTTGTGCTACATCCTCCTGTTAGAGCAAGAATAACACATACTAGTAGTATTTTTTTCATTTCTGTCTTGTTATATTCCACTCACTTTCCATAATTACGTGTTCACACTTATTGCACCTATGCAAATAAGTTGGAAAAGGGGCTGTTGTATAATCTTCAACTGCTATCTCTATACTACCACATTCCGGACACTCAATACTTACTTCTTTGATACCGGGATAGTCCCAGAAAGATAGTTTCCCTTTTACATTTTCGATAGGTTCTTCATAAATAATAGGATTAGCTAACACCCAGTTATAAACTTTTTTTTCGGCCCAGATAGAAGAATGATTCTGTACACAATCCACTATCTCAATGCTACCGATAATGGAGCCTGTACAAAAACTAAAATCTTTCCACTCTTTGTTTTCCGGTAATGCCAATAACTGCTCATTGGTAAGTATTGAATCAT